TTATTTTCAGGCGTGCAGGCGGTTATGCCGACATTCGCTGTTGGCGAAACGATGACAATAACCTTTCCAAAATCAGTATCGACGGCGACCAGTGGCGCGTCGTTTGCTGGGACTGGTTTCGTATCTAGTCGCTCTACGACCGAGTGCAGCGTCGGCGGTGTGATGCAAATAAGTTGTACATTTACTTGGGACGGTGAAACTGCTCCAGTTTATGCGGTAGAGAGTTAATCTTTTTTAAGGGGATTCGCGATGAAAGATAGAATAACTATAGACCTTCACCCAGCGACGAAGGTCGACCCAGAATGTGCAGCGGATCAGATGGCGATCTTTTTAGATGGTAGCCATATCGGATACGCGTCAAAAGTCGAGGGCGGTATTATCAGTCTGATTGTCAACTTTGAGGATCAGGATGTTGCGTCGATCCGTGAAGCGGTCGGCAAACTTATCGGCGTCACGCATGGAAGCGTTGGTATGGTTCCCGATCTGCCTGACGATTTTCTCGATGAAGAATACGACGACGAAACTGACGAAGAACTCGAAGACATGGGGAGTCTAGATGATGAAGATAGCGAATAGAAACGCGCTGCTCAAATTATGCGAGCGACGTTACATAGACCTTGAACTTGAAGACGCGGGCGTCACCGTCCGTATTCAAAGCCTGAGCGAAAAGGAGAAGTCGAGTTATGAAACGCGATTAATAGCAAAAAGCGGGCGCGGCATTTTACGCGATCGTTTGCAAGATGCGACGCGTCGCCTGATCGCGTTGTGCCTGGTAGATGACAAAAACGAACGAATTTTTACAGATTCGGACGTCAATCAGATCGGGGAAATGGATAGTTTTGTATCCTCGCGGATATACGACGCATGTCAGGAACATTGCGGATTCAATAAGAACGATATCGAATCCACAGTAAAAAACTCAGAGGAGATCACCGTCGTCGATTCGCAATCCGATTAGCCTTACACCTCGGATTCGTGGACGTTGATCTCATGCTGGGAATGATTACACCGGAGCAGTTCCAAGAATGGCTCGCCTTTGGTTTATACCTGGAGCCATTTGGCTCAGATATTGAATGGATTAAAACGGGGACGATCGCCTCGATGATTTATGCGGCGAACGGTGGCAAGGGTGAAGGCACTCGACCCTCGGACTACATACCAAATCAAAAACGTAAACGCGGCAGCGTGTCCAACTTCCAGAAGATGGTCGCTGCCAAGTATGGAAAGGACAAAGATGGGAACCGTCGCGACTCTAGCAGTTAATGTTATCGCGAATACTGGCGCGTTCAATAAAGGTCTGGACAAAGCTGGAAAGAACGCCAAGGGATTCGGCAAGTCTGTCGGTGGTGCGACTGGCGGCATGTCCAAGATGATCCCCGTCGCCGCTGTGGCTGCGGCTGCACTTGCTGCGATCGCGGTGGTCGCGATGAAGGTTGGCGAGGCGTTTGATCGGATGGACGAAGCTGCCAAGAAGGCTCGCAGTATGGGGATGGCGGCACAAGATTTAATGGCTTTTCAACATGCCGCAGAACTCGGCGGCGTCAGTGCTGACAAGATGGCGACGGCACTCCAGAAAATGCAGAAGGGGATCGGCGAAGGACTCGCGGGAACTGGGCTGGCAAAGGACGCCTATGAACGCATGGGAATCAGCATGGAACAGATCGGCAAACTTTCAGCAAAGGAGCAGATGTTTGAAACCGCCGACGCTATTGCAGCCATTAAAAATCCGGCAGAACGTGCGGCGGCGGCTACTGCTATTTTTGGGCGAGCCGGTGCTGATCTATTACCAGTACTCGAAGGTGGGTCGGCTGCACTCAAAGCACAGGAGGCAGATCTGAAAAGTTTGCAGGGGACGTTGAGCGAGGCAGATTTTAAGGCAATCGAAGATTCGAACGACGCATGGACTCGGTTCGGAACAGCGATGGAGGGCATCTGGAACCAAATCGCCGTTTTAGTGGCTCCGGCTCTTGAGATGCTTGGGCATATATTGGCAGATATTGCCAGTTCGATCGCGCGGACTATCGACTCTTGGAATGATTTCTGGGGCGGCGCACCAGTCGAAACCGCAAAAAAGGCAACCGAGAACGTCGAGGCACATCAGGCAGCGATGGAGAAAGAAAAACAAGCAGCCGAGGACGCACTAAAGGCACGCGAAGAACTTGAGAAGAAGGGTCTGAAGCTGTTGGAATCCATGCGGAACCCGATGGAGATGTACAATGACACGCTCGCCGATCTCAATAATATGCTCGACCAGGGCGTTATTAGCTGGGACACATACGGGCGAGCCGTCGCGAAGGCACAGGACGACATAAAAAAATCGGACGAGTTCAAGGCAAAAGAAATCAAGGTCGCAGAACGTCAGGCTATCGGTGTTACATTGCGCGGTCGCGGTGGGTTTTCGATCCAGCAGAAACAATTTAGAGCATTGGAAAAACTACGCGAGGAGGAACGTCTGCAACTGAAACAACTCAAACAGCAGACGGCACTGCTGCAACAGCTCAATAATAATATACAGACCGGAACGGTGGTGACGATCTAATGGCAGTTGTATCGGTTAAAACATTACACGACGGCTGGAGTGGCTCGTTCTCGTCAAACGAGATACCGACGTTTTCGGTCATTTATCTTGTCGAGGTTGATGATCCCGAAGACGGGAACCTGCTCGTTGTCGACGCGTCAGGTATTCCGAAAATAGGGTCAGCGTATAACGTCGGGCAGGACTTTCACGGCGGCGTCAGATGCAAGAGCCTCAGCACGACGCCAGTCGCCGGTACTCGAAACCTGTGGCAAGTGACCGCCAGCTATGGAAAGCCAGAAAAAGAACAACCCGACGATCCGACTGATGGTGTCACCGAGGACGGCGAACCGACAGACGACCCGCTGAAGTTCGCGGTGAGCATGTCAATCTCGTCGACGCGTGTCGCGCGGGATGCGCTTCTGGGGACATATTTGGGACAGGTACGCGAACGAGGAGGCATCGCGGGCGCATTAAAACCGGACGGTTTCTTCAAAGGCGGCGTCCCGCCGGTAGCGCAGCCGACCGTCACACATGATCGCTGGACAACTCAAATCACCAACGGCAGAGCGATTACTAATTCTGTATTTCGTCCGTTTGATCCACCTCCGCAAGTCGAATACAACCGGACGAATCTCAGAATTAAATTCAACACGCTGAACTCACCTCAGCAGATTTTACCTTATATCAACAGCGTAAATTCGAAGGGGATTGTCATTAACGTTCACTATCGCTGGGACGATGAGTGGGGTCAAGATCGCGCGTCAACAGGTAAATATTGGGTTCCTGAGTTTGCAGGTCGCATCATGGGAATGTCGACAAATCCAGCGCGTCGCAACGGCATCGGATACCACGAAAACGAGCTAGAGATCGAAGTTGACAAACTCTACACATGGCGTCTGGACATCTTAGATCGCGGATACTCGTTCACGAACGACGACAAGTCCTTTTCGGCTGCCGCTTCGTCGGGGGGTACTGGGACAGGTGTGCCGGTGACAGATGCAGACGTCAACGAGGACGGGTTCGCGAATCGCGACCCAGTTCTTTTAGACGGTCACGGCAAAGCATTAAACGTTGAGAAGATGGATGCCGTCTATCTGCGATATGGAATTTATCCAGAGTTGGATTGGCACGTAGTAGGATTACAAGAACCGAGAAGATTACAGGGAGCAGATTAATGGCTGACAAAATATGGACAGGCGCGACGGATTCGGATTATGGCACAGCGGCGAACTGGTCGCCGTCAGGCGTGCCAACGACTTCCGATAATGTTTATCTGACGGCAGATTATTCGGTTGACATCACTGGAACACTCGACCAGTCGGCTGTCGCAATTAACAAGTTTGTCGTCGACGGATTCACTGGCAAGATCGGGACGCTCGCGCTGGGATACCTCCAGATTGATCCCGATTCCTTCTCGTTCAATGGTGCAGATGTTGCGTTTATCGACATTGGCTCTGCCGCGATCGATCTGGACATCAGATCGACCGCTGGCGGTGGTACGACTCGCGGGCTATATCTCAAAGGGTCAGCCATCGCAGTCCTGTCGTTGATTCGCGGTGATGTCGGTCTGGCTCATCAATACGGGGAAACGTCCACAGCTGCGACGATCCGCGTGACAGGTGGAACGCTTGTCTGCGGCACAGGATGCACGCTAACGACTGTTGACGCGTACGGAGGCACAACCAGACTCGGAGCCAACGTAACGACGCTCAACGCGTATTCTGGAACGGTTTCAACG